TATTTCAGTTGTATAGGTTCGTATACACAATCATAATCCATGTATGGCATTATGGTTGAATATACATCACCTATACCAGTATTCAGTCGGTTTCTCAATGAGTCGACTACCATTTTGATTAGTTTCTGATTATCAGAATCTGACCAATCTGGTTTCAACCATGGAGATTTACTCAGTTTTGAGTCGTCTTCGAGTGAGCCAGGTGTCCCTTCAAATTGAGGGGATCTGGACATCGGAAATGACGCCAGGCTGATTGCTGAACTTGGATTAAAATTCAAGTCTGAAAGGACGATGGCGCGGTCGAGTGAACTAAATCTTTCATATCCTCTTCTATCCAGCTCGTCGAGCATAGATGGAAAGTCTGAAGGTAACTCCAATCCTGCTTTTACACAAACAGGAGATATTGGAGTGATTTCAAAACCGTTAACAAATATCCTTTTAGCAATTTCAACTGCTATAAGTTCATTTGTTTCACGGTGATATGGATCATTGGGTTTGATTGGATTAATACTCAAGTCCAGAGTTTTAGGAGTAAAACCCTTTAACTCTGATGCTGGAATATTAAGCCATCGTAGTACGACGTTGTTATAGAGAGTGTAAACTCTATTACCACGCATTGCTACGTCATCACCGATAATGAGATAGTTAACAAAACCATAGGTAGAGTCCGTCCTTGGAATTCGGAGAACTCTTAGGATAGATTGTAAAATGACATGATGCCACAACGCCAGTAAAGCCCATGAGCTTAATAAACCCATTGGCTGACCTGTCGTATATGATATCTTGTCATAACTATTGATCTTCTGGAAATTCCTCTTAGTCATTAGTATATACCAATGATTACCGATGTCTTTCCCGAACATCTTAGTAACAATCTCTCTTTGTAATAGTGAAGGAACACAATCTGTTGCTGTTGTCAAGTCAACAGAATGAGGTAAGTCTGTAAGCTTTTGGTTTACAACCTTACACCACTCTTTTGATTTGATAGCAGTAACATTGTGATCACTAGTACCATCTTCTGGCATCTTATTAAGGATGTTAAAGATATACTGGTGAATTCCTTTTAGGGCTGTTTGAGAAAACCAGTCCCCTATTGCAAAGACCCTATTCTTGCCTCCACTTTCCTGTTTAAGGGAAAGTTTGGAATCAATAATAGGTACCTTTCCTCGTTCTACTAAGTCTATTCCATTCTCATCCTCAAAAGCTGATAGAATATCTAAAAGCTTTTGGTTTGAGGTTAACTCAGCCATCTTGGTTATCGAACTGTAAAGATGAGGGGATTCATCCCTTAGTCCAATAAAGTCGACAGCCGAGCAAGAAAGTGCAGGACCGTTAGGTCCTCTCTTTCCTGAGATGTGAATATCACTTAAAGATGAGAGAGTTTTCAATCTTGAACTTAAATGTTTACTTGGAAACATTTCTTCTAAAGTCTCAAGATACGCCTTCCTGAATTCAAGTATTTCATTGAGTTCAGAAGGGAATATGCTTGCGACTTTGTCGAAGAACTGTCCAGGCTCATTATCAATATCCGACTCTCTTACGAGAGGAGGGGTTGATATTGATTTATATGATATTACTTCATTATTAGTATCAACTAATTTATAAAGTGATAAAATATAGAGAGCATCACGTCTCTCTTCTAATGTACCTCGTAAGAGGTCCGTTAGAAAACCAACAATAGATGGAACTCCCAATTTGTTCATTTTAGTGAACGGAATTGGTTCAGATTTATGCGAAACCGCATATCTCTGACAATACGAGTAAATGCTTTTAAAGTATTTACTAGCATAGAGTATACCAGACTCGAAAGAAATTCTTTCGAACTGGTAAATCCATCTCTTGATGAGCTCATGACTATTTTCAAGACCATTAAGTTTAAGGAATCCAACGCTTCTGTTCAAAGCTCGGCTAATCATATTTGTTCTAAGAGTCCTCCAGGTTCTTGTCGAACCCTTTGGACACTTATAAACAAATAGATTAGTAGTCTTCCAGTACTCTAACCTCTTTCTGTCTTGTTTTCGTCTTAACTTACTATGTCTTCTAGATATAGATTTATTCATTTAATTGCTTTCGAGTTTTAATTCGTAGCTCTTGAATGAGTTTCATCTTATATTCAGAAACATAGTCGAGACTCTTGGAAAGTTGTTTGTTCAATTTTCCTTGAGCTTGAAGGATTTCATTTATCTCAAAGATACTGAGTTTCTCAACATCAGTTTCTTGAATGATAGATAAAACACCTTTAGTTAAGTCGCTTTCTTGTACAGTTAGAGAGTTGAGTAACTGGATCACGGTATCCTTGTCATTTGGATAACGTGGAGATAAACTCGGTTCCGTAGTCATAGGCACTTTTAAAGGTGCTATATTGGCATAGCGGGCCACTGAGATTTACGTCTCAGTCGCGAGTCTGATACAGACGAGACTGCTCTCACCACTGGGAAGTGGCTGCCTCACTTTCGTGATCTACTCAATCATCTGCATCTTGCGATCAGTACTTTCATACTGTTCACTAATCTACCTTCGACTAGTTGGTAGATGGGATCTCGAAGATTTGGG